GTGCTGGCAGGTAAACAGCAGGAATCTTGCCCAATGGGTTTTCTATCTCGCTAATCATCTGCTCTTTGTCGCCGTCAGACTTCCACTGCTGAACGGTATCTTTCCGCCAGATCCGGTAATAGCTTACCTTGGTTGTGGCGTTCTCACGGTCTACGGCTTCCCTGAGCTTTAAGTAGGTCAATTCAAAGCGTCCAGAGGGTGTACGCTCCCACTTCCAATCAAACACGTTCTCAGGCGTGAATAGGGACAGATAAGGCCGTATGTCTTGGTCTAGCTCATCTGCTCTGGTCTGGGCATTGGACTCTGGCTTGTCCACAAGAATCCAGACGTGACCATAAACAGACGACCAGATCTGGGCTTGCTTCATAAAACTATTGAGGCTTGCACCGTCAAGGTCGGCATCGTTTATCATCGCCTCTAACGCTGGGTTATTGGCTAGAGAATTGAATACTCGAACAGGGGGAGTGCGCCACAGAAACGAACTGTAGATGTGAACAACATTTCGGCAGTGGTTATCAATCGGCGTTAACTGTATGCGTCGGGCATACTCGTTCTCAGACTCGTTCAAGTAGCCGGTCAGGTAGTTGCCTGCCTGGTACTCCTCGCCCCCTAGGTATGAGCGGACATAAAGCTCCCACCTATTCTCATTGGCATCGTAATCTGGATGCTGATATTCGATATTGCTGTTCACTAGCTCCACCTCACTGGTTGTTCTACGTCACGTTGCTTTCTGATTGGGTACAGGTACTCGACCAGATAACCCAGCGCGTCATTCATGTGGTCGTAGCCGTCGTCCTTGTTGGGCTGGCTAGTTCCTTCTTTGTATGTCTGGCGTTCAAGCGAAGCGATGGTCTGCTTACACTTGGGATCAACGAACAAAGACCGCACTCCACTGGTGGAGCGTAGCCTGCTGTTGACGCTGTTGATTCTGTCCCTGATCGCGGGGTGACTGTTCCGCACCTTTACCGCAAACCCTGCGTTTTGGAGGATAGATAGGTCTGTTCTCCCTCCCGCACTGGTCTTTCTCTGTTTACTGGCTGGGTCAGGGTAGATAGTGATTTGCCTGTCACCATACCGCTGTTTGATCTCGTCCACCATCTCATCGGTGTTTGATCCATAAATAACGATCTCGTCGATCACTTGGATGGTGTCAGCCTCTCTCACACACACTGCTGCGCTCATTGGGTCAAGGTTGAAGTCCATGCCGATGTGTAGCTGGTCGTTCATGTAACCCTTCCGCACGCTCTCCTCTCTGCTGAATGCGTAGTAGATAATGCCGGAGTAGTTAACGAACTTGGCTTGATACTCTTGGCTGAATGTCCGCTCGTCTAGGTCATTCCGCGCCGCCTCGATCTCAGCCTCATCAACATTACCGCCCTCGATGGTCGTGTACTGGAAGGCTTCCCAGCCCTCCTCCTCATCGACGCCTCGCGTCCAGATGTCATAGAAATGATTCCGCCCCTTCGGTGTGCCAATAAACAAAGCCCTTGTGGGATTATCTACTGAGTGCCGATCAGAGAGCGATGGCCGTATTACCTCGTACCAAGCCTCTGGTCGCATGTCTGCGAACTCGTCTAACACAACAAAGTCTAGCGCCCGCCCTCTCAGGTTGTCTGGCTTCTCTGCTCCCTTGAGCGATATCGTCGAGCCATTTTTCAATATAAGGGATAGCGCGGTCTCGTTGCGCTTGCTTACATATCCATCCGGCAAAGCATCTATAAGCATTTCCCAGGCAATCTCTTTTGCAGCCTTGTATGTTGGAGCCACATACCAGCAGTTCCTGTTCTTACTCGCTAAGGCAGCACGAAGAAGCTCATGGGTAGACAGAAACGTCTTCCCAAACCGTCTACCAGCGACCACCGCCCTAAACCGTGAGTCGCTGAAGAATATTTCATCTTGTGGCTTCGTTAGGCGCATTGCTTTAGGAAGGCAACCCAATGCGTCTGCGCTTTTTTCCCTGACTTGTGCCCGTACAAAGGCTTTTGATCTGTCAGCGCCAGAACTTGAGACAGCGGAATGTCCACCTCGTTCCATTTGAATATCAATGTGCCGCCATGACAAAGCACTCGAAAGCACTCAGAAAACCCCGCCCTCAAATCCTCCTGCCATGTTTGTTTATCCAGCGAACCATAACTGAAACCTGTAACGGACGATAAAGAGATGCCACGCACATGAGGCGGGTCAAAAACGACATGCACAAACGAATCGTCTTCATAAGGCATATCTCTGAAGTCGTGAATATTGTCTGGCCTTACTTTTTTGGCGCTACGTCCAGTTTGTGATGGCAGATGATCTATTTGCATTTCTTCTGACCGGCAGTCAGCAAAAAGGCAGCGATCATCCGTCTTATCGAACCACATCATTCGCCCACCGCAACAAGCATCCAATACCATCTTATTCACTCGCCCTCTCGATAACGATTGGCGGCAGGTCTTGCGCTTCTACTTCCGGCTGGTCTGACTGTCCCAACCAGTTCTTACCTAACCACACAAGCATTGTTGTATTGCCATCCATCGCCGCGCTGTATTGCTTGCGGCGTAGGCTCATTCGCCCGTGACTGGCCTTTTGCCTAAAATACTCAGCAAAACTCATCTCGTATTCACGCTGGCAGGCTCTATTCAATGTGTCGTAGCTTATCCCCAAGATTGAAGCCTGCTCCTCTCCAGTGCAGTGAATAGCGCACATTTTGTCCACCTGATCCCAGTCTATTGGTATGCGGGGTCTAGCCATTCACCACCTCCAGTGGTCGTTCAAGCTGTACAGTTTTGCCTGTAAAAGATTGCCACCGATCTACTATGACATCGCAGTATTTGGGGTCTAGTTCCATCATGAGACACGACTTACCTCGCTTCTCACAAGCAATCATAGTTGAGCCGCTGCCGCCAAACCCGTCATAAATAAAATGCTTTGATGGCTGGTCAGATAAAGCAATCTCAATAAGCTCGACAGGTTTCATCGTCGGGTGAACTGTATTTCTCTGTCTTTTTATTTGCCAGACATCACCCCTTAGGGTTTTTTGCCCTCCGAAGTCTCCGTAATACCAGATTATTTCGTGCTGTTTGTAGTATTTATCCAAATGCTGCGCTGGATTTACCTTATCCCAGACAATCATGGCTTTTGGTGATCTGGCTAACCTTTCCATTGCCAGCCTAAAAAGGTGTGAATATTGCCAGCTGCAGCAGACATACATAGTCTCACATCCCATCAGGGATTCCGTGAGGAAGTCAACAAAGTCCGAGTCCGACATTTTGTCATTGGCTATTTTTTCGCGTTTATCACTCACCCCTTGGTAATCAATATTGTAAGGCGGATCAGTAAACACCATATCGGCCTTCTGCCCATCCATTAACTTGTCAACATCGTCAACACTCGTAGAGTCACCACACATCAGTCGATGGTTGCCCAATATCCAGACATCCCCCCGCTTGGTTATAGGCTCCTCTGGCGCTTCTGGCACCTCATCCTCGTCGGTCAGACCTTCTACAATTTCAGGCTCTAGGATGGTATCTAACTCGGTGGGGTCAAAGCCGGTTAAGTCTATGTCAACGTCCAACTCTTTCAGCCGCTCAATCTCTACCGCTAACAGGTCGTAATCCCACCCTCCGTTCTCGGTTAGTTTGTTATCGGCTATGACATACGCCTTGCGCTGCGCTTCGCTCAACCCAGCAAGGGTTATCGTAGGAACCAACTCCATCCCTAGCTTTTGCGCCGCTGCCAACCTGCCGTGGCCTGCGATGATTCCATTATGCTCATCTAGCAGAATCGGGTTGTTAAAACCGAACTCCTTGATGCTTGCCGCTACCTGAGCCACCTGTTGTTCACTGTGGGTGCGTGGATTGTTTGCGTACGGAATAACGTCCGTTGTGGCTATATAAGCGACTTCAAGATTCTGGTTCATTAGTTATCCGATGTATGGCTTGCGCCGAAATAGAAAGACACTACCGCTGACACCACTCCTCCCAGATATCCCAAGACAAGGTTTATGACTGCTTCTGAATTAGCATCTGGCGGTTGAACGGTAACAAGGGTCACATAACCACCGAAAAACAGAAACGCCATCATCGCCAAGACTTTAGGCGTCCAGTCGGCATTCTTTCTAGCGTCTTGAATGTCAGCAGTCTCTAGCTCGAAGATGTCCACTTCTAACTCTGCCAGGCGGGTCTTGTAGGCAAGGTCGGCTTTCTTGATCTCTGCCAATTGTTCCGGTGTGGCTTCGCTGAGCGCCTTCTGGACGGCTTGCGGCTCTGCTGGTACCCCAAGTACCTGTGCGAGTATTTTCCCCGCTCCGGCCCCTACTGGGCCTCCTATGGCACTTCCTATGGTCGGTGCTACCGCGCCCACTAAACCTTTGATCGCGTCCCACTTCATACTTCGGCCCTCACTCCTGTGATCTTTAGGGTCATACGTTCTTCGTGCCCGTTGAATATATCCATCAGCGCCGCCAGCGTTTTTTTGGAGTTGTAGACAGCAGGCTCTATCGAGTCTGAGACAAAGCGATCACCAACACCAATGCACCCCTCTACATCGTAGGGGAAGTTGGCAACGTGGATCAGGATATGGCTGCGGTCTGGTACATCCATCACCTGAATCACATCTTGAAACCTGTTACCGCTAAATGGTTGGCAGGCATACGTCCCTTCTGGGATACAGGATACGTTTGGCTGATTGTCTTTCCAGGGCCTTTCTATCGTGTAGCAAGACCAATCGCCAATACTTAGCTTTCCCAGCGTTCCACTGTCTAGGTATGCAAATCGTTGCAATAAAGCCATTTGCGATCCTTGTTTCGGTGTTCATTATGTGCTAGGTGGGAATTATACCCGTCTTTTTTACAAAAAAGGCAACTTTTTCACCCTCTCCCTGTTGTATCTGTAAACCTTTGGTGTACAATGTACCCATCAACAACGGAGAACGAAACATGAAAATCGAACTGATCGCAACTTACCGCAACGAGACCGATGGCCTAGAAGCTCTGGTTATGGACGGCAACGACAAGTACAACTACCGCGTAGTATTCCGCGATAGCGATGCCGACGAGACCGTCTTTGTACGCTTCACCCACACCTACCTTGATTGCATGAAGGGCGTTAAAGAGTTTTTAATGGATGACTTCATCCACGTTGAAGGAGAGGCCGCGTAAGCGGCCCAAGGGGATCAGATGTCTAATCACTACAACGAAACGCTGTTAGAGCAATTGTTCGAGGAAGCCTTGGATCTGGGGATGTCAGATGAAGATGCCGAGCAATACGCCATCGAACGAGCCGAGCAACTAGGAGATCTGTCTTGAAACTACGTTACCCACTCGCCCTGCTTTTGATCGTCGGCTTCTTTGCTGCCGGTCAGAACGACTATGAGAACGAAGTGCTAGAAGAGCAGGACTACATTGAGCGAGTCTGCGCTGGAGTCCACACGGACTACCTCAACCTTCGGCCTGCTTGCCCACCAACCGAATAACCTCTGGCTCCTGAACCTCTGGCATCTCCGCCGGAGGGTTAGGCTCTGGCTCCTCCTCGTATAGGTCTGAGACGATGACTGTCACCTGACAGTTGTTGGGTAGATCCTCAATCAGAACTGTCGGCATTTTCAAACCTCTGCTCAATGAAGCGTTCTCGTTGCACAAGTGTAGCAAGATCACGGCAGGCTTCTTCCAGAACTTGAATGTCTTTTGTCACCCCGTATTCCGTGACCAATTGAACAACTCGCCCGCTCAAGAAGTTGAGTTGGTTAGCTACAATGTATTCCCACGGTTCGATTTCTTTCATCATTCGTAGTCTACCCGATGAATCTCCCCGCGCCACTCGTATTCCCCAACTTCGTGTCGGCTATGAACCCTGACGAATTCAGGCTGCAAGAGAAAGTTGTTCTTGATCGACAGCACTGCAAAGCCCGAAGACCAGTTCTTTGGAGCGTCTTCTGCGTAATCGAAGGTCGGCTGATGAGGCTCCGCCATCGTACCCAATTGAATACCAAGCCTTGTTCCTGTGTAGTCACTGAATGGCTTCGCTTCTTGGTGGTGAGTATGGCCTGAGACGGTATGCGTTCCAGACATCAGCGTGGTTCTGTGTCCGCCCGTGATGCCTGCGCCGATTGGCTTGTGCCGTATCATTATTGGTCGCTCTGCACCCTCAACCCATAGGCTTGTTGAGAATATCCACGCTGGGAATTGCTCTCGCAGGCTAAATCCTGGCACCCCTTTATATTGCGGCAAAGCGTCAGCCAGTTTCATGTCAAACCGAGAATCATGGTTGCCCATCACCCAGTATCGTTTGGAGCTGGGCGAAGCCTTCTCGATTTCCTCTAACCGTTGGCGAACAGCGTTGAGTTCCTGCTCGACTGTGGGCCTTTCCTCCCACCCATTTGGAGCGTGTCGGCTAATGCTTGCGCCATCCAACAGATCACCATTCAGGACTATTACGTCAGGCCGAAGTTGTTTGGCTAGTTCAACAAAGGCAAGGTGGGCAGTGGTTACTGTGTTGATTTCATAATGCGCGTCCGATCCCGCAAGGATGGTCATATCTTTCTCGACCTCCAAAACCTGACGAACTGACGGTCTTGGCGTTTTAACCCTTGATAAGTGCGCTGGGACGCTTAAAGTCCTGCCGAGAATACCCTCCACGCGCTTTCGCTTGGAAAAGACGTTTCTGACCGAGACGTTGTACTTGGTAGCCAGGTTGGTGCCGCCCAAAGACTCAAACTCTGCTGCGAATACTTCAGGATCAGTCGGTAACTTCGGTCTTCCCATAGCCCCCTCGCCTTGCGTATGAATTGCAGACATGGGCAAACACCAATGCCTTTAGCTTCTCATCCGATTCTTTTTTTGGTTCAGAGTCCCAGACCTTTTTGGCTGCTGCGTCCATAGCCTTAACCATGTCTTGCGCAATAGCCCGTGGGGATCTCATCTGCCGCGCTCCCCAATGCGTCTTTCATGGGCCATAATCTGCTGGCCCCAGTCTTCTATCATTTCACGATAGTCGGCAGCGTAATACTTCACAGGGTCTTTCTTGGTCGCCAGCATATACTCCACTGCGTCCTTCCCATACCAATCCAGCATCCAGATCGTGTACTGAGCTTCTGCGCTTCCATGTTTCATGCCGAACCCATTGCATCCCTTACATTGAGGATGGACATTTTGCTCATCTAATGCCCACCGACTAGATGATCCCTTTGGAATAAAGTGTCCGCCGTCCATGTTCTTGTAGTGGTCGAGCTTTCCACACGAGACGCACTGGCAGTATCCATTGTCATCAGCCGCGCTGATTCTTGCAAGTTTCTGTAGCGTCTTCAATGCCTTAGCGCGAAGCATTGCAGATGTTTGTTTCTTAGCCATCAGACAATTCGACGTTGATTGGCTTGCTTAGTGCGCTCTGCGTCGAACATCAACTGACCGAGCATGATCTGCTTTTTGATCTTCTCTGCCTTTAGGTTAGCCAACTGCACTTCTTTGTAATATCCAGCCCAGTCTAGGCTCGATCTGGTTTCTGTTTGCGCTTTCGCAGCACTACTACCTGAATCCATGTGAGCTTTCTGCATGGCAGCCTCAAAAGATTTGAACGTTGTCTCTGCCTCTATTGCCTCAACACTCGCCCCCTCCCACTCGTGTATGCGTTCACTTAGTTTGGTTAGTATTGCATCCATTCTATCCATGACTCTCTCCCTCTTTCGTTTAGACATAAGGTGACATTTAGTAGGGTTTGGTGGCCCCTACCAATCTTAGTCTCTATTGCTAGTCCGTATTTTCACTCGACCACTTCCACGCTGGCCCAGACGTTGCCCACCTCCCATACCCATATATCAACTGGGGGGGAGGGTTTTTGCCACCTTTAACGAGTGTTCAATTTGGCGTTCCTACTAAGACGCCCAGATTCAAGCAAATTGTCTTTGGTCGTTCTGCTCAACGGGCCAACCACCCGCACCCGTACGCTTTTGCGTACAAGCCTCTGCCACCGAAGTGGAGCAAATAAAAGGGCCAGCCCCTCACAACAACAGGGGAGGGAGGAGGGGAGGAGGGACTGACCACTAATCGTAGAAAACATCTGGTCGCAATTCTTCGCGTCGAACCGCTCCACCTGTCAACTTTTCCAACTTTACCACATGGATCGCAGGAACCCTGCTTTTCCATTTCTGGATATGTTGTCCGCTGACCCCACACTGTCGGGCGATCTCAGCCTTTGACCCAACAATCTCGACGACTCTTTTGAATGCTTCTGTTTCCATACCGTTCACCATACAGATACACCCAGAGTTTGCAAGAACAATAACACAAAAAAAGTTTGCATTAGTGCTTGCATGGGTACACCAGTAGTTTATTATGGCTTCAACAACAACGGAGAACGGACATGTTTGTACCTGATAGACCAATCGAATCTGACCCACGCTTTCAAGAGATGTGGGGTGATCCTGACCTTTGCCCCAAGTGTGAGGCCGAGCTGCGCAACCTACAAGACGCAGGCCACGCCTACCTAGTCTGCCCAGTCTGTGACCTGGGAGAACCTAAAGACAACGACGTGTTATTCAACCTCCATTTCTACGGTATGACCGAATGCCAGTCGTTTGAGAACGGCATCGTGGAGCACTCCCGCTCTGAAATGTTTGACCTCCAGATGTGGTGGGAAGAAAACCTGCACTGGAAACTCTCCAAAATTGTAAACGATGTGCACGAACTAGCCGACGTGCGCGATGGCAACCCAGCCGGTCAGTATTTTATCTGGTGGCGCGGCAATCAGATCGGCTGTTTGACGGAGGTTTCCAATGGGTCGCGTTAAATCTGAACTAATGACCGATGGGCCAGACGATGAGCTGGTCGCAAAACCAATCTCGCAGATTGTGGACAACATCCGCAACTGTGATTTACCAAGAAACTCGGTAGAGCGTCACGAGTACCTAAGAAACCAACTAAAGGAATTGATGGATGGAATCAAAACAAACACTGATTGATGCTTTGGTGAAGGCTCAGTCACAAATGTCCCACGCGGCATTTGACCAAACCAACCCACACTTTAAGAGCAAGTTTGCTTCGCTGAAGTCTGTGATCGACGCTGTGAAACCCGCCCTTAATGCGAACGGAATAGCGTACGTTCAGAAGTCCGTCCCGATGGATCATGGGATAGCCGTTGAAACGGTTTTCTACGGTCACGGCGAGGAGTTATCAACTGGGCCTGTACCCGTCCCCGTAGACAAGGCTAACGCTCAAGGCTTCGGATCAGCGTTGACCTATGCCAAGCGGTATTCCTTAGCGATGGCTTGCGGTGTCGCAGCAGACGAAGACGACGATGGCAACGCGGCAGCAAAGCACTCCACCGGACGCAAGCCGCAGTCAGTCACCAAGACAGTGATACAAGAAGAGGGCATCAAGGTCGATGAGGGAAAACGA